CTCACAATCATATTTTCTTTTTGCTGTTAGTGTGCGTACACCATCAACAACTTCTTCTGTAAAGTTACTCATATAACACTCCTTTGATATATTATATCATAAATCTGTATTTATGTAAAGCTTGTTTTTTATTATTTTGTAACATACTGCATTCCATATAAAATTTCATCATCTTGCATACCACTTAAAGTTTCGTACATAACATCTTGAAAAATACCTTCAGACTCTTCGTCTGCCCATTCACCTTCTTCAGAATTATATTTACCACCAAGATCTTCCATATTGTCTTGAATACATTTTTTTATCAAATCATTATATTCCCAATATTCAGAGGAAAGACATTCATTTCCTTCATATGTTGCTGCACCAAAAAAATTTGGAAATTCATCATCGTATGTGAAAACAGAAACTAAATTTTTATCGTATTCGGATAACTCGGCAATTAAAGACTCAATCCCTTCTGTTGGTGGTGACCATGCAGAATACCCAGTAATAGAATCTTCATACATATCTTCAATGTAACACCATTTTGCTCCAATATTATCAACTGCCCAATTATATTCTTCGGACTCTTCATATGTTGGTGATGTCTTTCCCCCATCAACAAAAAGGTCACCGAACCATTGAGTGTAAGATCCTTCTTGCAGAGGTCTTACACGTTTTTGTATTTCAATAAACTTTTTAGTTGCTTCTTCATTCATAGAACTAAAATTTAAACTCCAATGCACGTGATTTGCCATTATATTACACTCCTTTTTCTTCTCTAAGTTTTTGAAGCATTAATGCCTCCTCATAAGTTGGAATTATATGATTAAGAGATTTCCGTTCCACGATTCCTTCGGTACCACCTTCAGAATGAGGAGTGAGATGTAAAAACTCAGCATTTTTCATCTCAAGAACATTACCATCTGCATCTACAAAACCTCTCTCTGCTAACTTTTTATATTGTTGATCATAAGTGGCAGTGCGTGGTGAAAAATTTACAACACCTTCGAGATCTCCCATCTCCTCAATATATTCTTTAGCAAGTGCACTCTGCACTTCACCTTTGGCAAATGCTTTCTTATTAGACATGATACTCGATCCTTCCTTATCATATTTTCGATCGATAGTAGCATTTGCTGTCCAAAGTAAACGTGAAAACTTATCAAAATCAATGATACGTCCACCCTTTGCCATTATTTCAAAATAAACTAATTGAAAAACACCGAATGACACTTTAGAATATTTTGTTTTTTTAGCAAACTTTAAAACTTTTAAAGCATCATCAAGTGTAGTTTTTACTTTCTTTTGGACAGTTTGACTTAAAGGTTCGTCTTCATCGACAAGGTTTTCGATAACAGAATAACCAGCATCAACATTTTTCATACCAGCAAGGCATTTTACTAAAACAACAGCAACTAGTTCGTCCCACTCACGACGTGGATTTATATTTTGTTGACTGAAGTATGATGGAATAATCAGGTCATTAGTTCCCTGTTTAATTTTAACAGAAAAAAGTTCATGCGGTTGGTTTCTGTATTCGGCATAACTTGCAGTATTTTTTCGAATATATTCTGAAGTTTCGGAGTCTTCATTCGCCATGATCTTCTCCATCTCATTCACATAGGTCACTGTATTGATCGTGCGAAATATTTGAGTTGCTTGTTTTGAGGTGCATCTGAAAATAATTACTGTTTCTTCAGTTTTAAAAAAATCATTTGCTTCTTTATCATCTATCTGATTAATTTTACCATATTGTGAAACAATTTTATTTTCTTCAAAATCACGCAAGGCACGTGATCTGTGACCACCATCAATAACTAAAAAGTCTCGACCAGGATACTTCTTTCGTGCTGCTTTCCAAAATTTAGGATCAACATCATCACTTGGACGAATATCTCTTATAAGAATCGCACCAGTGAAAAACCCATCTAACATTGCATTGATAATTTCTATTGGTTTTGTCATACTGGGAACCGCAGGACGTTGCCCGATAGGATTCGGATGTAATTTTTCCGTGCGAATCAAATTAGTGATCTCGCGACGAGTCTTCAGATGTGTTGTGTGGGTCATTTTATTAATTTTATACATAATATTCCCTTTCTATGGAATCATAAAATACAGATTAAAACTGTATCATTTAAAATAGTCGACACCATGTCTCCTATAATTCTATTATATCATAATTTTTTAGATAAGTAAAGCTTTTTATACCTTTCTTTTTATAACTTCTTTGAGATCAAATACTGAGAAATAAATTGGTTTAGAAACCATCTTACCATTCTCATCTTGAACTTGCTCAGTACGAGAAAAACGTACAAGAGTTGCTGCCTTCTTGATACCTTTCAATGCTTTTCCTGAGATACCATCTAACTTGATCGCTTGCTTGAAAGTAACAAAAGAATCACCTTCGTCATATCCTGCCATCATAAGTGTAGTAAAATTTTGTCCTGAATACTCGTGACCTGTAACATAATTAATCATAATGAACTCCTCTTTAAAAAATGATTATACAACTATTATATCATAGTTTTCCAGATAAGTAAAGCTTTTTTTTCATTTTATTTAATTATTTTCTAAACTCATAAACCATCTTGCCATAGGAGTATCTGACATATTTACATAACTATGCAATATTAAATTTTCTTGTATTCTCTGCATAAATGCTTCACGAAACCCATCCTTGGCAGTATATGTTGCTTCTTCATTCATCCACATACGCATACCATAATCATGATATACACTCCACAAAGCACTTTCTTTCCAGTTAATTGGGCATAATCTACCTTTAACTGCCCAAGTTCTCCAGTTTGCTTCTCTATATATTTTTAAAGACATACTCCAACGCACGATCTGCTTCCTTATCAAGAGGTCTGTTTGCATACCAGTTTCCTGTATCCATATCAAGTTCTCTACAAAGTTTAGATATCTCTTGTGCAGTAATAGGATATTCTTTTTTGATTGCATTACCAGCAAGAGCAACCATAATTTGAAACATCTTGTGATACCATCCTGTATTACTAATAAGACGATATTCATTTTCAAGTTTTCGAGGAAAAAATGGACAGTCACGATACGTTGTCCAATGTATGTCTGTATTATCAAGTTTTGATTTACGATACTCTATTATTTGTTTACGCATCTCATCAGGAAGTCTATCTATGAATGTCGTTCCTGTTTTTTCTGCCATAGGATGTTTCTTCATCAATTGATGAGGATTAATAAACTCACCACCATGATGACTGAAAATAAAGTTGTAAGCACCAGTGTATTTTCCAGGGATGTAATACATTCGTGACAGATCCTTAGTTTGTTTGTCTCCGAGGTCGCCGAGTTCAGTTTGTAACGCATACCAGAAAGACTTAATTTCTCCATTCCGTACTGCTTTCGTAAGAGGAAAGACAAGGCGAAACTTCGGTAGATCAACAGTGCTACTCGCAGTAGAATAACAAATAAACCGATAATCATTAAACTGATTAACCAAATATTCATTTAAGTCTCCTTCAAATATAAAATCATCTACGTCTACAGCACACCAACCAGACCACTCTACTACGTTATCATTTTTACGAGTGGTATCTGGTCTATAGGTGGCAGGAGAAATAAGGTCTGCATCGTTTTTAGTTTTTCTTTCTATTTCAGAAAGTCCATATAATGCATCTTCAAACGCATCAAAGTCTAAAAGATCGATACGTTTTTGAGTTTTATTATCGTATATATTTTTAAAAACGGTTAAGGATATCATAATTATATAAAACTAGTTCTTTTCTATCTTTCTGCATCTGACCATATTCAGCAACTGATCTCATCGTATATGTAAGATCATATGTGTTTGCGTTCCAATTAGGATACCTATCAATAATTTCTTGCTCATTATTATAGGATACAAGTTGCTTAGCAGGGCATTTGAGGCAGTTTTCGGCAAATAATACATGATCAAACTTATTATGCATACTTCCATTATCACCATAAAGTCCACTACTGTTCTGCTTATCTAAGTCATAAGGAGGATCGAGATAAACAAAACTATCTTCGTTTGCTTCTTCCATAACTGTTTCATAAGAGTAGTTAGTTATTTCCCAATTAGATATTATCTGACTATACACTAATAAATCATCGATAATTTTTATTGTAAAGTTTGAGATAGAAGAACTTTCACTGAAACCACCAGATAATCCAAGTCCACCGAATGAGCATTTATTTATTATATACCAGTAGATTGCTCTGTCGAGACTGCTCGTTTCGGAAGATCTAATTATTTTCCGATACTCTGCCATATTTTCTTTTATTGAATCTGGTGTATTATTTGTCAAACGAAAATCCATCACACCCTGATGAAGTTCTTTTGTATTGTTTTGAAGATTATCCCAAAACTGATAGAGAGGAACGAATAAATCGTTCACTCTCATTCTCAGGTGAGGAAACTTTTTAGTTACAAATATAGCAACAGAACCACCACCGAGGAATGGTTCATAATATTCTTTCATATTACCGACATGAGGAAAGTATTCTTCAAGATACTTCATTGCTCTTGACTTTCCACCAGGATATCGAAGTGGTGTTTTATGCTGCTTTATGTTGGCGTTCATCACGTTCTCTCCAATATCTACGAGCGATATCATCTTCTCTTTCTAATCTTTCCTTATACCCTTCATAAAATTCTTCTTTACTAATTTCTATGTATTTCAATTCTTCCCAAAGATCAAAATGTGAATCATTTAAAAATTCATATTCGGTGTAAACTGCGTTTTCTAAGTAAGGACAAATTGATAAATTTGTTACTCTATAATATTTCTGTACGAAATTTGGGTCGCTATCTAATTTCGCTAGAAGAAGTTTTGCTTTACTAGTGTTAATCATAATATTTTCTCCTCAATAATATAATGAGAATATATTATATCATACTTTTTCACAATTGTAAAGTAGTTTTTAGGTCTGGTTCAGAATAATTCGGACCTTTCATCACCTTACCATCTTCACGATAGATAGGTTTCCCATCCTCACCAAGTTTAGACATATTGGATCTTTGCACTTCTGCGAAACATTTATCAAGATCGACACCAAACGCATGACCTGCACCATAAGTAACATATAGGATATCTGTGAGAGCATCAGCGATACCTATGATATCTTTGTCTTTACAAGCATCCCATAACTCTTCCAACTCTTCGGATATAAGTTCTATTCTGAGTTCAACAGTTTCAGCATCAGGAATCTCAGGTTTCGTTTTTATTTCCTGACCGAAAGTCTTCATAAACTCTCCGACTGATTCAAAATTTGTCATACCAAATCACTCCATTTTTCTAATTTTTTCTTTTTATATTCTGCTCTCTCTTCGAGATCTTCCCAACTAACGATATCCCACTCGTGTAAAAGATTAATCATGCAATATACATCACCCACTTCCTCTACTAGTTTTTCACGATATAGTTCATAGGACTCTGGCATGTGAGTATCATCTAAGTCTACGCATCCACGTCTTAATATTTTTGAGCATGCTTGTATAAGTTCACCACACTCCTCAGCGAGTATGACCATGAGTTGTTGTTTTGGTTGTAATTTAATCATATGAAAAAATCCTCTAATGTACTTTGTTCTTCTGGATTCCAACCGATAGCATCTAGGATAAGTTTAAGTGGTTCTAGGAAAGTTTTATCGAACTGGAGATCATAGTTAATATACTTATCAAGTTTAAATTCTTTTGGTAATGCTTCGGGATATGATATAACATTTTCACGGATATGGTTTGGTAACTTGAGATAGCAAAATTTGATACGAGTGCCATTTTCAATTAATTCATAGTTTCTAGTTAATTTCATATCTTTTAAATACTTATTATACAACAAAGATCCTCTTACATGTATCGGACTACCTTTACTGTAGATAGTTTTTTTGTCTTTCCAACTAGTAATATTTGAAACGGATCTTGGGAAAGATACTTGTTCTGGTGGTAAACTATGAAACTCTTCTCGAAACTTCATAATAAATTTTTGCACATCTGATTCAGTTTGAGTCATCATAATCTTGAAGATCTCTTGAAACTTATCTCGGCAAACTTCTGGAGTAGACGACTTGATTGCCTCAATACCCATGATCTTTAGTTTTGGTTCTTTAAACTGAACACCTTCCGAGTTATGCACATTGAGGATATATCTTTTCTTTGCTGCCCAGATACCACGATCAGCGATGACCTCACGCGCCATCTCCATTCTTGATTTATAACAGTTCATTTTTTTGAACAACTCGTCATAACTATTTTTGAACATTGGTTCAAAGTGTTCACTACAAATTTTATCAAGAAACTTGACAGGATCTTTTGGGTTCAACTTTTTTATCATTGGACCAAAGTTAACATATAGTGAGTCAGTATCAATCGCGAGGACATAATCTTTATCACCAGTCTTCAGTATTTTATTCATGGACTCATTGAGTGCTCGCTCTGCCCACTGTATAGCAAGTTGACCAGTAAGAGTTACACCTTCGGCAAGACGTAGGTCAAAATATTTAAAATACTGATTACCGAGTGCACCATAGAGAGAGTTCATTAGAATCTTGATTGCCATCTGCTGGTTTTGTAAAGTATTGATCTCTTTCTCAAGTTCGTATGTTTTTTCTTTCTGATACTGCTTTTCGGCAGCAAGCATCATTTCTTTTATAGATTTACGATCTGAATAATAATCAATAATTAAATCTGGTATAACACCGATAGACTTTTTAGAATATGTAGAACCATTCGCCGATACTGCATGAGTTGACACGACTTTGTCTTTGTTACGAAGATAATGATCAACACCATTTTCATGCGACTGATCTACTAATGTCTCGGGTGACATATTCCACTGGACAATAATATTAGGATATAGTGAGTTGAGATCGAACGATACAACCCAATCATGCATACCTGTTTGAGGATGTTTAACATAAGCACCTGCAAACTTTTTACTTTTACATTGAATAAAATTTTCGAGATGAGGCACACGTTTTTGGGAGTTAAGTTTACGATAGATGACTGACTCCCACATAGAAGTAACACCAAATGTATCTGTATAATTAACACCACCTTTGTACGCAATAGTCATAGCAAGTGTGATAAGTCCCATTTTCTCTTCAAGTTTATCTACTAACTGAACATCTTTCATGTTATAGTCAATGTACTTTTGAAAGTCATCTTTATATAAATTTTTGAGAGAACCAGACTCTTCGTAAGAAAGTTTTTTCTCACCAAGTACGACATAGGCAATGTGGTTGAGTCGATAAGATTCCTGTTGACCATAGGTGTATCCGAACTTTTGAAATAATTCTAGATAGTCTAATATCTGTATGCCTTTAACATCATACACAAGATCTTCTTTGTTTCTTCTTGTTATCTTACCACCATCGACTATACCCCAAGGAGAAAACTTTTTTACATATTCGAGTCCAAGTATATTATTTGTACGATTAATGAGATATGGAATATCAAAGAAACGAACATTCCAACCAGTGATAACATCTGGGCATTTATTTGGTGAAGCAAAAAATTCGATAAAACTTTTGAGAAGTGCCTGTTCACTTTTACACTTGATATATTTTACAGGTTTTATAAGTGCATCGTCAACATTATAATCACCATAACCCCAAACCCAATATAATCCATCCTGGTTGTTTTTGAGAGTGATTGCAAGTATTTTTTGATCAGCACGTTCTGGTTCTGGGAACCCACCATCGTACTCGGTCTCAATATCGATAGTTGTAACATTTATTTTGTCACGATCGAATTTTATTTCACGAGGATATTTTGATGTAATATATTGGTGTAAATAGTTAGAAGTTCCATAAACTTTGAAACCACTTACACCTCTATATTGTTCAATCCATGCTTTTGATTCACGCATAGATTTAAAAGAAACTGATCCGATCTTGACATTATCAAGTCCTCGCCAACCAGTTTCTTTTTTAGTTGGTATATAAAATTTTGGTTCGAAAAAATCTTTTCGGATAACTTTTTTTCCATTATCGTCATACCCACGATAAAGGATATTGTTACCATATCTAACTACGGATGTATAAAAACTCATAATATAATTATATCAGAAAACGTCGTAAATGTAAAGCGTTTTATTCGTATAGTGGTTCAACCATTTCAAGAGCAGACTTTGTTGTTTCCTCAACTCTACGTGTCCAACCTTTACCAAATGTTTCAAATGTAGAGAGACTCTCGTAATAATTTTGCCTTTCTGCTTGAAACTTTAAGATTGTATCTTTCACCCCATATTCCTGTTGACTTATATATTCATCGAGTGCTTTGAGTGTGTTTGGTCCAATGCCACCATCAGCAACAGTACCTATGAGAGTCTGGAGATATTTTGCAGACCGTCCAGTACCAGCATTAACACCAAAATCAAATACACATAGATCAAGGCCAGAGGGAATGTCATCTGCTTTAATTCTATCCCAATAATTTTTCCTATAGATTGGAGCAACATCTTCCACCTCTAAGTCTTTCATATCTTTACTTCCACCCCACTCTTCGTATACACGTTTCGTGACTCCTAGATTAGTTTCACCTCCAGGATCTTTTGGATGATTCACATATCCACCTTCGTGGTGTAGTATCATGTCTAAGCATGCTTGATAATTTTCTGCTGCCATTTGTTTCTCCGTAAAAAGTTAAAGGAGCAAGTTTCCCTGCTCCCCTATTTATTAGTTTAAATAATCTGCCTCGTCTTGAGTATAAGGCCACATTAATTTATTCTCCATGTTTTCATAGAGTTATACATTTGTGATTCTGTTTGATAGTAACCGAAGAAAAACTTTAGCATTATTTCATACCATATTGTTTTCTGCTAGATTCATTCATTTCTGATAGAATACGATAATATTCTTTACCGTTGTATTCTGCGTCAGAAAGTAATTTTGCTGCATAATGATTAGCTTGATATTGACGTGCTAATAATAATGCGTTTGCAATATTTTGAAAGAAACTAAGTGTTGCTTCAAGCAGACTCGTTGAGTAGTTCAGGACTAGTGTTGTCATGTTTATTACCTCGTAAATTATTGTTGATTGAAATTTTACGAGGACGCTTCTCATCTGGAATGATTCGCTCCAATGATATTGTAAGCAATCCATCCTCGAGCATAGCTCCAGTGACTTCTACAAATTCAGAGAGTCTGAATGACCTCTCGAATTTACGACCGCTGATACCTTTGTGAACATAAAGATCTTGTTTTCGTCTTTGCTCTCTGTTACCCTTAATTGTAAGAATACCATCATGCATTTCGATATCGATATGTTCTTGTTTGAATCCGACGACTGCAAGTTCAATTAGGAACTCATCGTCATTGTGTTTTACTACATTATGTGGAGGATAGTGATCTCTTTGATGTGCGTTTGCAAGACGTTCTAGGTCTTTTGCAATGTGATCAAATCCAACGAATGCTCCCTGAGGGAACGTAAAAGTATTGCCTGTCATTGTAATCTCCTTTATCCAAGCAAGATTTGTAGTGAACCCGAGACCTCGGCATTCATATATTATATATAATTAGATTTTATTTCCAATATTATATTTTGGACATAATTCCCAATTATTTTTTTCCTTAAAAGGAATTATTTTAATTTGACGTAAAGGAGCAAGTGGTTCTGCATTACCTTTATTGTCAATTGATATTAATCCCCAATCACTCATAAGAGTAGCAATCGTATTTCTACGTGCAATGTCATTTTCTTCAAGGTTAGATTTCTTGCCATCAAGTAAGAACAACTCTTTGAAGTGCACGATAAAATATCTACCTTGCTTATGTAGTATATGGCATGATTGGTATAGTTTATTGTCTTTACGAGATGCGACACCAATACGTGTGAGTGTCTCACGAACCTTTAAAAAATCATCTGGTTCGTTGAGAGTGACTTCTAGCATTGAAGTTGGTGTCCACTCTATTAAATTATTTTCTTCCACCTTTGTAAACCTTCTTCTTTAATTCATCAATCTGTTCGGATGTGAGAAGGGACAAGACTTGACGGGATTTTTCATTACTATACCCATAATATTGCTTGACTACTTCCACGTCACTTACGATCTCAGGTTTATTCCATTTTGAGAATCGTTTTTTCTTTCTAACAATATTTATAAAAAAGTCAAATTGTAAACGATTATCAATGTGGTGATATCGATTCATCTCATTTGCCATCAATACAGTATCAGCAAAATAAGATAGACCACGATTGACCATAAAAGAGTTGTACGACTTTTCTGCCAAATCGTCAACCATAACATTCTGTTTCGTGTGGTTAATAGCATTGAGATATTCAAACGGATTCATTTAGAACCATCCTAACTTGATGCCATTATGTGCAATAATAAAAAAACAAGCAACCAAGTGAGTGAATACCCAAATGGAACGTAACACAGCGGCAATATCACTTTCACGATCTTCTCCTATTTTACTTCCAATAGTTTTTGCCCATATACGCCAGGCACTATGCAAACTCAACATTTGCCATAATTTCTGTCATACAAGCAACAACATTCAGTTCGTGGTCAGCAACAAATGCATTTTTATACTGATAGTCTGCTAAAATTAAAACAAGTTGAGGGATTGATTGTGGTTTAAGTTTATCGTACATACGATCATACACACCACGAAAGATTGCAGATGCGTCAGTATCGATATTGTTTACAACCCACTGACGCATCTTTTTAAAGTCTTTGTTTTTTAGGTGATCGAAAAGTGAGTCAACGGTTGCAGTATTATTGCTAGAGTTACTACCCACAAAACCCACCATGCTTTGTCGCTGAAGTTCATTTAAAATCCTTCTCCAATCAGGTGCATGTTTCATTATAAGTTCGACAACTGCTTTTTTGTCGTACTCTATTTTTTCTTCCTTGAGTATATATTCTGCTCTAGAAAGAAATTGTTCGCATAACTCGACCATATTTTTCTTTGAAGTATTAAACTCATAAACTCCACATCGAGAGTGTAATGGTTCAATTATTCTATTCTTGAAATTACAAGTTAAAAGAAAACGAGAGTTGTTAGCAAACTCCTCAATGAACCCTCGCAAAGCGGGTTGTGTAGATTGTGGATTAAGATAATCTGCTTCGTCGAGTATGACAACTTTGTATCCTCCCTGTAAAGAAACTGACGAAGCAAACTGTTTAATCTTCGTTCGTAGAGTATCTATATTACCTTCCTCAGATCCATTAATTAAAATGTAATCTAATTCTAATTGATTACATAAAGCACGAGCGACAGTGGTTTTACCTAAACCAGCAGTGCCAGAAAATAGCATATTTGGTAACTCTCCACCATCTGCTATTTTCTCAAATATTTGCTTTAGGTTCTGAGGAAGAATCGTATCAGCAATTTTTTTAGGTCTATATTTCTCGACCCATAAGAAGTCGTTAGACATTCATAATCTCCATAACAAAAAATAATTATATCACATAAAAGAGAGATTGTAAAGCCTATTCTTCATCAGACTCCATTGCGTCTTCTTGCTGCAGTTGTTCGCATATACTTACAACTTGTATGCATTGATCGCGTAGAGTTCCGATAGTAGATAACTCTTCACCTTTAAAAGCACCACGTTGAGTCATAGCATCAATCACTGCGATAGTGCTACGAGCAGATTTATTTGAAAGATCTTTTAATTCTTCAAGTTGTTCAGACATTCTATTATACTCCAAATCTAGATATTTTTTCTAATGCAATCCAATAAGTTACATTAACGTCTTTGTTTTTAAATTGTGTTATGAGTTTTGACGAAATATCAACTTCATAATCTCCTGGTAAAATTTTAAGATTACTGATACTTAGTATGAAATTAAAAGTAGAATCAGTCTTAATCTCACCATCTATATCAATAGAAAATGCGTTTGATGTAGCATTTTGATTATCCATAACAGATAAATTTAGGACACCATCTTTTCCTGTGATTGATAATTCATCATGACCAAGAGTAGATGCTGCACGTTTTAATTTATTGAGAGTATCGTTTGTTAAAACAAAAGAAACTTCTGCCTCAGGCATATTGATATCCTTCGATGGTGTAGTTAAAGTTTCCTCGGCAGAAAAGAAATATTTAACTTCCGATCTTCCTGTCGAGTCACCCACTACCACACTTTCTGATTGAAATTTAAGTCGAGGTGTATCAACTAAACCAAGTACACCAATAAATTTATTCAGATCATATATACCAAAACTCTGGTCAAACTCTTCAGTGACATGAGCAGTCGCGAGAACATTACGTGCCTCTGAAATAGTTTTGATAGTGCTACCAGAATTGATAAGAATATTCTGATTAATGCCAGAAAAGTTTTTCAATACTGATAGAGTATTTTCACTTAGTTCCATAATATATTACTCCATTCCTGATTATTATATTATTAATATTATATACTACTTTATGTATTTTGTAAAGAATTATTTTATCATCCTACTAAAGTTTTTTTCTTTTTTAAATTCAATTTTAGAATTGAACTTACCATCAAGGATCTCGCCTTTATGGGATATGACAAAAATATTTGTATCATCTGATAATGTATCTAGTATTTTAAATAAATTATCTACACCTTCGTGGTCAAGAGATGAGTCAAATGTTTCATCAAGAACCAGTAGATTAGTTGCTACTGAGTTTTTCATCTTAGCAATATGTCTCCAAGTAAACAAGAGTGCTAAGTCTATTCTTTGTTTTTCACCTTCACTGAATGAATCGTATGTAAATGCATCGCGATGTCTTGATCGTATTGTTTCTTGAAACGACTCATCTAAATTAAAGTGTACAAAGAAATCTAGAGTTTGCAAATATTGATTTACAAATTTGTTAATAACTGGAAGATATTGTTTAATAATTTTAGTTTTGATACCTGTATCTTTCAACATCTCAGTCATGACTGTATTATAGGATATATTTTCAGATAGAGAAAATTTATTTTCTAATAAAGAATTACGATTATCGTTCAGAGATTTTAAATCAGACTTTGCTTCATCTAAATCTGCACTTACATCTTTCTCGAGATATGACTGGTACTCTTTAATTTGTTTCGTGAGTCCAGTAATCTTGACGTTGTTCTGACTGAGTTCAGATACCTTAGATCGTAACGATTCAAGTAAGCGTCCTGTCTGTTTAATCTCCTTTTCCACGATCGTGCCTTCCGATCCGATCTGCTTGAGCGAACTCTTGTGAGTCCCTCTCTCTCCTTCGATCGTTTCCAGTACATGAGATTTATGGCTGTCTGAAAGGGTCTGG